GTGCAGATGTCGAAGGGTTTTGATTATCTGTGTTCCAAGTTAAGAAATGGGCGGTACCGTGTGAGTATCGTTCGGATGTCGGAGAAGAGGACAATCAGTCAGAACGATTTGATGTGGATGTGGATGAAGTGTATCGAGGATGAGACGGGCACATCGAAGAATGATGTTTATCTGTATTATTGCAAGAAGTTTTTGAGTAGGCTTGCAGAGGTGTGTGGTGAAGAGGTCTGGATTTATGATACATCTTCCAAGCTGAACACAAAGCAGATGACTGATTTCCTGACGAAGATTCAGGTGGATGCGGCTTTGGAGTTGGGTATCACTCTTCCGTTGCCGAGTGACAGGTATTATGAGAGTTTCATTGCGGAATATGAGAGAAGATGAGTGGGTTGTTTGTAGCCCGCTCTTTTTTGTTTAACGATCAAATAAATTAAGAGATGGAAATTCAGAAAGTGAAAATCACGAAGGACAATACTTGCGTGGTTGTATTCAGCAATTCTGATGGTGATAATATCACGTTTCAGGGTGGTAATATCATCCATAAGGATTTGAGGGAAGCGATGAGTGCCTTGGTTCCGCATCTGGCGGTTCTGACGGAGCAGAGGGAAGCGTATAACCGGAATCTGATGGAGGTTCGTGCGGTGGAAGATTTGTCGGTAAGATTGTCGGTGTCTGCAATCAGTATTTCAGGTGATAGCCTTGATACGGGTATTACGATTACGGGTAGCCGCAGTTTGCAAACTGGTAAGGTGTTGAATCTGAACACTCCGGTTGCGATGCTTGATGGTGAGACGGACAGATATGAGTATGCCGATGATTTGTATCAGTTGGTTGAGAATATCAAATATGAGGTGAAGCAGTATGTTGAGCAGAAGAAATGGGCTGTGAAGCAGGGAGAGTTGTTTGATGATAATCCTTTCGGTGAAATGGCTACGGAGGTATCTGTTGAGGGTATTGATATTCCTCAGGCTGATGTCGAAGCGATGGAAGAGGCTCATGAGGAGAAGAAGATGAAGAAGGTTAAGAAGGTCAAGAAATCCAAGAATGCAGCGTAAAGATGTTAGGTCCGTTAAAGATTGTACTCACTCCGAATTGCTATAAGGTTTCATTCGATTTTCACCCGATGTTGGCGAGGTGTGTGAAGAGGATACCGAGTGCTGAGTGGAATATGGATGGCAAGTTCTGGAAGGTAAGCACGAGCGACTATAATTATTTGAAGATTATGGCTGATTGGGCTGTAAAGAATCGGTATTGTAGTGGTGTCAAGTCTTACAAGGAGGAACAACCGGTGATGGATTATTCGCTGCCCCCTATGCCGAAATTGAAGGTTGAGCATGGATTGAAGATGAGTCCTTATGAGTATCAGAGTGAAGGGATGGCTTATGCTCTGATGTCGAAGAGGTGTTTTTTCGGTGATGAGCCAGGGCTTGGTAAGACGATGCAGGCTATCGGTGCGGTGTTCATAGCTAAGGCTTGGCCCGCATTGGTGGTCTGTCCTTCTTCGTTGAAGGTGAACTGGCAGCGTGAGTTTATGAAGTTTGCCGGTGTTCAGGCTGTGATATTGGATGACAAGAACCGTCAGACGTGGCAGTCGTTCTGGAGCATGAAGACGCATAGCGGTGAACCGATGTGCAAGGTGTTCATTACGAATTATGAGAGTTTGAAGAAGTTCTTTGTGTTGTCGATAAAGGAAAGCAGTCGGTTTACGTTGAAGAGCATTAAGTTTGATTCGCGTATTGATTTGTTCAGGACGATCATTGTTGATGAGAGCCACAAATGTAAATCGAGCAAGACGCAGCAGTCGAAGTTCGTTGAAGGTATCTGTAAAGGAAAGGAATATGTATTCTTGCTTACGGGTACTCCGGTGGTGAACAACAACACGGATTTGATTCAGCAGTTGAAGGTGATGGATAGGCTGGAGGATTTCGGTGGTTATAAGTATTTCATGGAGAGATATTGTAATGGTCTGAATAAGTCAAGCAATCCGAAGGAATTGAATTGGAAGCTGAGGAAGACATGTTTCTTCCGTAGGTTGAAGAAAGATGTGCTTACCCAGTTGCCCGATAAGACAAGAATGTATATCACGGTCGATATTACAAATATGGATGAGTATCGGGTGGCCGAGCATAATCTGATTGAATATCTGCGGAAGTACAAGAAAGCGGATGATGAGAAGATTCAGAAAGCTTTGCGTGGTCAGGTAATGGTACAGATGTCGATATTGAAACAGGTGTCGGCAAAGGGTAAAATCAAGGCCGCTGCTGAGATAATCAATGACACGGTAGGTGGTGGAAACAAGTTGATTGTATTCGGTTTCTTGAAGGATGTGATTAGTCAGTTGAAGAATGAGTTTCCGGATTCAGTTACGGTAACGGGTTCTGATAATGACAAGCAGAAGCAGTATGCGGTTGATGCTTTCCAGAATGATGAGAAGACGAAAATCATTCTTTTGAATTATAAATCTGGTGGTACGGGTCTGACGTTGACGGCAAGCTCAGATGTGTTGTTCGTGGAGTTCCCTTGGACGTATGCGGATTGTTGTCAGGCAGAGGATAGAGCCCATCGTAATGGTCAGAAGAATGCGGTTATGTGTCGGTATCTGTTAGGACGTGGGACGATTGATGAGTATATGTATAATATCATACAGACGAAGAAAGAGATTTCCAATGGGGTTACGGGTACTGATGATGTGGTGGAAGAGCAGAAGGTTTCCAAGGAGGAGCAGATGCTGAATTTCGCCATGGATATGTTTGGAGATAGAATTTGAGAATAATTGACAACTATGAATTTTAGAAAATTAAAGAAGCTGCTGAAAAAGAATATGGTGGATAAGCGTTTCACGAAAGTGACGTGTTGTCAGGTGAGTATAAGTTTCAGCAAAGAAATCTCGTATTGGGGTAAGAAGTATTACCATGAAAATTTAAAGTTCTGGGAGTATTGGGACAAGTTCAATGGGCGGAAGAATGAAAAGAAATATGGTAATGATGTATGGCGTGTGGCTTATCAATCTGTGAAGCATGAAAAGTTGGCGGAAGAGGGAGAACTTGATACAAGTCTTGTGCGGTATCTTGTATGCAATGACAGTTGTGTTATGTTGAGTGCTAACGGAATCGGTGCGCTTATCATCTGTCGGCCGAGTGAATATAATACGACTGTAAGATATTATTTGAGTGCTCTTTATAAGGCGATGGATGAGTGTGCGAAATTTTGTGGTGGAAGTGTAGAGTTTACTTATACGGAAGAGCAAAGGTTGCCATTTCAGAGAAAGGCTTATAAGACATTGAGATTAGGAAAGGAGGTAGGGAATGAATGCGGATGATGTGAAACTTCTGGATGTGATGTATGGGGTATGCTTTGAATCGAGGTTGAGGAAGTTGAAAGAGGAATGTGGTGAGTTGATTGAAGCGATCGGGAATTATTCTTCTGGTGGGAATGTTGAAGATGTTGAGGATGAGATGAGTGATGTGTTGGCGGTGATAGTCCATACGGCACATATCAGGGGGAAGAGTGTTGAGGAGTTGTTTGATATGGCGATGGATAAGGTGAAGGGAAGAATCAGTAATCCGGATTATAAGAGAAAGCATCCCCATAAGAATCAGGTGTTTGATATTGATGAAAAAGAATGTCGTGAAAGGAATATTGGTGAAGTCTTTGAGTGGAAGGGTAATTAATGTTGATGGAGTGAATTTAGTATATGATGAAAATCCCAGTTGTGGAACGATGTGCTTTGAAATGCGTGATACTTATCCTCTGTCTGGATATATTTATGAATTGATATTGAAAAGAGAGGTCACTAAAGAGATGATTGAAGAAGATGGAGAGATGTGGAAGTATTATCATCCCGGTAGCTTGACAGACCGTTTTGATAGTATTGAGGATATTTTGAAGTTGGCTAAAGAAGTCTTTGAAAATCGTTTTACAGGTGGATGGAAGTTTAGGGTATCTGGGCCATGGAAAAGTTTATCAGTTGATTTCTTGGAGGTCTATAATCGAATGGTAAAAGTAGGATGAGACCGAAGACGGAAAGTCAGATACAGAAGGAATGTGTAAAGTGGTTCCGTGAGCATTATCCGGCCATAGAACCACTTTTCTTTGCTGTGCCTAATGGTGGTGCGAGAAATGCGTGGACTGCCAAGATAATGAAGGATGAGGGTATAAGGAAGGGAGTTGCTGATTTGATTTTGTTGTTGCCTCGTTCCGGTTATGCTTCTTTGTGTATTGAGATGAAGAAACCGGGTGGTGAGCAGTCGGATAGCCAGAAGGAGTTTCAGAGGGTTGCGGAGAAGGCGAAGAATAGATATGTGATTTGTCATTCTTTGGATGAGTTTGTGTTAGAAGTAAGAAAATATATAGGGTGAGTTACATTGACTTGATAAATCAGTTCTGGCGGATGAATCGTGTGGAGCCGTTTTCTCCGTCGGAGGTGTGTTTGTATTTCTATTTGTTAAGTCAGTGGAATGAATCAGGGAGAGAAGATAGTTTCCAGTTGGGTACGAGAAAGATGATTGCCGAATTGAGAATAACAAACAGGACAATTTTTAGTAGTCGAAAGAAATTATATGAGAGGGGTTTGATAGAGTTTACAGAAGGGGAAAGAAGGTCGTGCTCGCCTGTTTATCGTATCATGGAGCATGTGGAGGTAGGCAGGCAGATGAAGACAGTGAGAGCAAAGGCAGAAACGGCAGATGTGGAGGTTGATGAGATTCCTATTCCTCCAGAGTTCCAGGTTCAGGAAGTCAGAAAGGAGGAGAAGCCGGTGAAGAGAAAGAAGAGTGAGAAGGTGAAGCCGTTGGATAAGCTTTTCAAGGTAGAGGAGCCGAAGAAGAGGGTTAAGAAAGAGTTTGTACCGCCTACTCTTCAGGAGGTGGAGGATTATTTCAATACGTTGGGTATCTGTGATGCAGAATCAAGGGCACAGCAGTTCTTTTTCCATTATGATAGTCTGGGATGGCATACAGCCACGGGTGCGGTTGTGCATCGGTGGGATTCATTGGCAAATAAATGGTTGTTGAACGATAAACAGAAAGAGCATGAGAAAGGTCGGTGCAATAGTAAAGCGTCAGATGAAGGCGATTACAAAGCAAAGTTGTATGACCGCTTTGCAGAGAGCGAACGTAAGTTCAGAGAGAAAAAATGAGATTGTCGGGTTGTATGGTGGTCCGGTGGAGTTTGCTGGTCGTTTCAACCCTACGATACAATGGAAGTTGCGAGAAATCGGTGCTGATTATGCCCGTTGTTATGCGATGGATTATCCGACGATGTGGGAGGTGCGTGAGACGTATGGAATGGATGTTCTCACGAATTGGATGGCGGTGATGATTGAGAATCTGAATGATTTCTGCAATGTGAGGGATAAGATGAAGGATGAGCAGAAGGATGAAGCTGCACATATAATCAGTTGCGACTACGGACATTTGAATATTGCCGAAGTCGCTTTGTTTTTTCTGAAAGTTAAGTCCGGATATTTCGGTGAGTTCTATGGAATCCTTGATACGGTTAGATTGTTGTCGATTCTGAAAAAGTTCATGGTGGAGAGGACAAAGGCCGTGAATGCTTATCAGGATAGGAAGGACAGGGAAGATAAGGAATTGGAACGTCAGAAATGGGCGAAGGAAGCGGTGCCGCCTGAAACGGTACAGCAATGGATAAAGGAAGGAAGATTCAAGAATCTTTTCAAGGGTGAAGGTTTGAAGAGTGTAGTATAACAAACAATAAATTATCAACTATGGATTTACAGGTTACAAATGTGGGGATGTCAGAAATACGTATATCCCCGAAGAATTATCGCAAGACGATCGATGAGAAGAGTATTCAAGAATTGGCAGAAAATATCCGTCAGTTCGGTTTGATTAATCCGATTACTGTCCGTAAGGTAGGTGCGGAAGCTTATTTGGATGAAGAGAGCGGTGAAGTTGTATCTACGGATGGATATTATGAAATTGTGTGTGGTGAAAGAAGATTCCGTGCGTGTTCCATTCTTTATGAAGAGGAGAACAAGCAGAATGAGATTCTTTCGGCCAAGAAGAAAAAGAAGTTGGATAAGTTCCAGACGATTCCGTGTGTTGTCCGTGAGTTGTCGGATTCGGATGCGTTTGATGCGATGATGACGGAGAATCTGTTGCGTGAGGATGTGGACCCGTTTGAAGAATCTTATGCTTTTGCCGAGATGATGAAGATGGGAAAGAGCATTGATGATTTGGCATTGAAGTTCGGCAAGAGTGCAAGTTTTATCCGTAAGCGTCTGTTATTGGAGAATGTGGTTGATGATGTGAAACAGATGGTCCAGAGGGATGAGTTGAGCATGTCAGTTGCGATGTATATGGCGAGATATACGAAGAAGCAGCAGGAAAGGATGTTGAAGGATAATTATGTGAAAGCCGGTGTAACGGAGAAAT